TTGCTCTTGGTGGGGTCTTAGTTGCATGGGAAACTCATTGATATGTACATATTATAGCATAAAAAAACCCCCTGTGTAGGGGGTTGTGACACTATCCAAAGTGGTTAATCATCGTCATCAGTATCTTCTTTGTGCCTAGAAGATTTGTTGTGAATTTCATCAAGTTTCCAGTTGTTGATGACCTTTTTTCCGATTTTAGGAGAATCAAGAACACCTGCTGAAACTAAAATGTTGTATGTGTCTACAAGTTTGTCTTCAACAACCAACAAATCCATTATCACACCTGATGTTTTTTCTGTCCACTCTTTAGGAGATTTCATTGTTAATCTCTCTGCAAGAAATTTCTTGAACCCTGCTTTTTTATCTGTTGTAAGATAATTATCAGCAAAGTGTAGTGCTGCAGTGAGTCCAAATAAGAGTCCACCTAAGATTGGAGAATCCCAAACATCTTTTGTTGAGTACTTAATAGTATCGGCATAAAGTTTAACTGCATCTTTAGTTTTGGATTGCCCATACTTTTTGACACAAGTTTTTAACTTCGCAAGTCCATAAACAGATTCTCCGTCTTCATCCCCAACTTTCTCGATGTGAATACCCAAGTTCATGAATACTTCTAACCAATCAAGTGAGTTTTGATGACCTGATGCGATTCCTGCTCTCAATCTTGCGATTGAATTAGGATTGTTTCTGATGTAGTTTGTATCGTCAAAGAATTTTGCTTCAACCTTAATACAATCTTCCAAAGACCTATCCTCTGGATGACGGAGAGTATTGGGTAACTGACAGGGAAGTTCTTGCTCTCCTCCACCTTGAGTGTAGATTTCTGCCAAACAAGCAGTGTGTTGACCATCTACTATGACTTTCTGTCCACCCAATTTCTTAGGTCTTAAAGCAATAATAAGAGGTCTAACTAATTCTGGTTTAAATTTACCTTGATTTTTGATAAACTTCTCATCGACTAATCTCTGATACTTTCCGTCAGATAGTAAATCTTTGAGTTTAACAAATGTAATTGGTGTAAAATCATTTCTCGTAATAACACTTCTAGTTACTTTAAGAGTGTTAATTGAAAATGATTTAACAATTTGTGCGATCCCCACCAATTTTTGTAACAAAGGATCGACAACTGAATTAAAAAAATTCGTCATAATTTCGACATTTAAAGTTTAGTGTAGTCTCTGCACGTTGAAGCATACCTACCCGACAAGATATAATATCTTGGCATTTCTGCGAAGTTTTAAGTCATTTCGGACTTGCATCAAGCATAGCACTCAACGAATTACTTGTCAAGTCTTTCTTTTCTAAATCTTTTTTCGATAAAACATCGTCATTATTATCAATCCAATCTATCGTAGGTAGTCCACCATATCCATTCTCCCATACATACCAAGCATAAACCATCATACCAGTACGATATTTTCCATCGTCTCTCAATTTATCTCCAAGCATTGGATAACGTGTGAAAATATATACCTTCTTGAGTCCATACTCTCTATCAGAGTAAAGTTCATCAAATCTTTCCTTACCATGTAAGTATGATAATGGAAGTAAAAATGCAAACTTATTTCTTGCAACTCTCTTTGCTTTATTAATAAATTCTAGTGCGATTGTAAATGGTGGATTCGTAACGATATAATCATATTGACCTGTCTCCCACAAAAAATTGACCTCTTGATCGTATGCTGTAACTAGATTATCATCCCAATACTCTTTCAATACTTTTGTAATTGCACCTTTACCACAAGCGGGTTCGCATACAGACAAAGACTTATCAAACTCTTCTACATCAAGAAACTTTCTCGTAAGACTATAGGGTGTCTCATAGAAATCAGTTTGCTTTCTCTTGTCTGTAGTGTTATTGGCACTAAAGTTTTTTCCTTTTTCTTTCACAACAAATAATCATACTCACATATTATAACAAAAAATTATCGTTTTTGCAACTTCCCTTTAAAAAATTATAGAATCTTCCGAACAAACCATACAGAGTATGTAGTTTTTTTTAGTTTTTGACAAATCGAATATATATGTTATACTATAACATGTGTTAATAATAATATGGAAACACTGACCGCTGATACATATGATGATCCGTTCCCCCATATGATTATAAAAAATTTTTATAATGAGGAAGAATTGAAATTAATATGGGAGGAATTAAATTTTTATACAAAACCCGAAAAACTTCTCGCAGCAAAAGAATATGGTGGTGTTGTCGAATCTACAAATGCTAAAGCAATAATTCTAGATGACATCTATTCAACTCACAGAAAAATATCAAATATCTTGACAGTTAATCGTAAATTATTTAAAAATGAAATTCTCGATGCGTTTTCTTCACTAGGTGGATGTTGTTCAATAGCAAAGGATTGTAATTGGGATATCACCAAAGTTAGATATTACCACGATCAAGAATATTATGATACCCATACAGATAAAGTATTTCAATTTTTAGGATTTTCATACTTTTATAAAGAACCTAAAAAATTTAAAGGTGGTGATTTATTTTTTTCCCAATATGATTATGAATACCCCTGTGAAAATAATTCACTTATAATTTTTCCAGGTTGGGTATCACATGGAGTTAGAAAGGTTAGTATAGAAGATTCAAAATACTTTGATGGATGGGGTAGATATGCAATCACTTCATTTTTTGGTTGCAAAGATAAATCGAATGATAAAAAATGAATTTACATCTTAGTGTTTTTGACAATAAAATACCATTTGTCACTAGAGATCATATATGGAGATTTTGTATTAATTCCACTTACACATTGGGTTGGCAAGATTCAGAAGATTCTGGTAAGTATGAATTAAATCTCCATAGTTCTTGGAATCAAAAGGAATTAGAATCTTGTAAGATATTTCCATATGTTGAAGATTGTATTCAAAACACTGACTGGTTCACTAGCAAAAAACTAGATAAAATCATTGTAAATCTAGTAAAGTCAGAGGATATTCATTTCATTCATGGACACGAAGATTATCAGGTTGTTCTTTACTATATAAATCTCGAATGGCAAGATGGTTGGTATGGTGAAACGATTTTCTATGACCCCGATGATATTTCTAACATTGCATATACAACTCCTTATATACCTGGCAGATTCATTTTATTTGATGGTAGTATCCCTCACACCATTCGACCACAATCTAGTAAAGCACCAAAATATAGATTAACTCTTAGTATGTTTTTTGAAAAATAATTATGCTACATTACTGGCAGTTGTAGAACCATAAACTGTTGCATTAATTGTAGGGGCGGGTACACCACTTGCTCTTCTGATTGCTGCTCCAGCGTTTCCACCAGTACCTCCAGCTCTTGCAGAAGGTCCATTTTCCCATTCTCCTCCACCACCAGCACCACCAGCACCACCACCTCCACCGGTAGTACCAGTTCCACCATCTCCTCCAGTTCCACCTCGTGTGAAATTTCCTTCTCCACCTTGGTTTGCATTTGAGAAAGTACCACCTTCTCCACCTTGAGTTGCACTTCCATTTTGACCAGCTCTTGATGCTCCGTTATCACGCTCACCTCCAGTACCTCTTGCTCCTCCTACTCCAGCGGGGATACCACTACCACCGCCACCGCCACCACCACTGGCAGATACACTTGGTTTTGGTCTTCTCTCTGTTTTACCCCATGCACTTCCTCCACCGCCGCCACCGCCGCCACCACCTTTAACGACACCATTGCCCTCGGTTGTAACGACAGTTGCTGCGTGAGTATATTGAATTCCTAATCCAGAAGTTGCATTACCACCATTCTTACCATATCTATTCTCAGTACCACCACCTTCTCCTCCATTACCACCAGCACCAGCGATCACACCATTATTTCCAACTTCAACTCTTAAATCTGTTCCAGCAGTCCAATTTTCAGTTCTTAAAGCACATGTGTTAACATTACCAGTTACAGCAGATCCAATTTTTTTATTAACGTGAATTATAATTTTCTTGCCACTCGTATTAGCTGGTTTTTCACCTGGTCCTATGATAGTAAAATTTCCGGCTGGATTGGTCTGATTGTACCTGTCAGTCTTTGCACGTACTCGATTAGCATCAACTGAATGACAATCAATTATAATATTCAATCTCGCATTGTAAAAATCACTAAAAGATATTGTTTGATTATCAACTGGAATTTGTCTATCTTGTAAAATACCACATTTATCCCGATCTAAAGAAACTTCTGTCAATCCCCCAATATTTAAATTTTGCATTCTATATGCACCAAGAGAACTTCCGGTGCTTTCACCAAATTCGTTTCTGATGTCAGAAAATGATATTGAATTTGTTGGTGGGTTACCCACTGCTGCGTTTATTGCCATTAGGTTGTTGTTGCAATGCCTACCCAAGTTGATACTCCTACTATATATACTTCTAATCTATCACTGGTGGAATTATAGATAACACTTCCACCCTCTGGTTCTTGTATAAGTTCTCTTTCATCTGTTGTAACACGAGGCATGATTAAAAATCTGTCATTATATGTTTGACCACAAAGTTTAAAATCAGCACCAGATGAAGGATCTGTTGTTCCTACTCCTACATTTCTAAATGAGGCAGTCTGTGTTGACGCATCAAGTGCAACACCCCCTGCTTGGGTGTATGATGATCCATTCATGTTAATGTAATTAAACGTCGATAGACCAGCCGTTGCGTTAACGTTTCCAGTTAAATCTCCTGTGACATCACCAATTACATCTGCCGATAAAGCAGTATTTAATGTCAGAGTTCCAGTTGGAATGTTTAGATTCCCATCAAATATTGTATTTGCAGAAACATGGAAGTCACCCTCAACAAACGTATTACCCAAAATTGATGTAACACCAACAACTCTTAATGTCTGTTCAGGTTCTGTTACACCTATTCCAAGACGACCTGTGTGTGTCAATGTCATAAGTCGTGCATTATTTGAACCTTTGTGCCAATAAAAATCACCAGTGTTAAGTCCAATATTACCTGCATCTAGATAGAAATTAACATTTCCACTATCATTATTAAGAATATCAAATGATCTTCTAGAACTGTATGGATATTCTAAACTTTCATTACCATATTTTATTGTTCCAGAAAATGTTGATAAACCTGATGTTCCACCAGATAAACTTAAAAAATCTATTTGATTATATACAGAGGCTCCAGTAGAGACAGTTGCAAATTGTAAAATAGCATCATGATATAGATCTACTCCTCTGTTTGCAGTGGCTACAATGGCATTTTCTTCATTTGTCTGAATCGTTACTGAGTTCGGTTGGTTTGTGTATATTAAAAGATCTCTTTCTTTACTTAATATTCTAGATGTATCGTCAGATGATTGATGATAAATTTGTAGATCGTCACTAGCACCAAAATTAAGTTTTGAATCATCTGCAAAAGTTGCAATGCCAGTGAGGTTTATATATTTTGTATCCAAACCATTCCCTAAATATAAATCTTTCCATCTTCTATCTGCCTGTCCAAGATCTTTTGTGCTATTTCCAACTGGATCTAAATCTTGACCTACCCTTGCTTTAATATTAATCGTATCTGTATCATTATCACCTAAATCTACATCACCCTGTGCGTCTAATTTTCCTACAAATGTTGATATACCACCCACCTTTAAGTCAGTGGTATCTAGTTGATTATAAATTGTGACACCTATTCCTGATGTGGAAAATCGTTTAGAGTCATTAAAATATAAAGCTACATTTCCATCCTGTGATCCTGTTAGTATTGCTTCATCATTGTGACCTCTAACATAAAAAATATTTGTTTTTGCTATTAAATCACCACTGCCATTATCCTCTATATAACTATGACTTCCATCATGATATATGGATAAATCTTCATTATTTCCAAATATTGCTTTAACATTAGAACGAAAATATACACTTCCTACCCCAACTGTACCACCTATTGATACAGAAGTGCCTATACTTACATCACCATCAACATCTAAATTGTTTTTAAATGTTGATAGACCAGAAAATACAGAATGAGTTGTAACTGTTAAAATACCTGTAGTTACTATTCCACTAACTAATATATTACCATTTGTGACTGCAACTCCAACAGATGAGTTTGGATCTGATCCTATTTGTAAATCAAATATTGGATTATCTGTCTTTATTCCAATTTTTGCTGTAGTGGATAAAGATCCTGCCTGTTGAACAAATCCATCTGTAGCAATCGCAACTATACCATTTAAACTTCCAGCATCTCCAACAAACTTACTTGCTGTTATTATTCCACTTGCTGCATCTATTGTAATACTCCCCACCGTAATAGCAGCACCAACTTCAACTCCTGATGCAGTAAGAATACCTGATATGTCAGCATTTCCACGAACATCTAACTTTTTACTTGGAACTGAGGTGCCGATACCGACCAATCCACCTGATGTGACGACAAAATTATCATCGTCTACCTGTACACCGTTCTGAAAATTAAATGACTTTGTATAATTAGACATATTTCTTTTTTAGTTATTTATTTGATTTTCAAGAGCATCTAATCTATCCTCATTCCTTTTCTGAGTTTTCCCAGTTGGTTTCGGATGTGCCATTGATTCTAGAGTATCTACCTTTGCAGATAATTCTTTGATAGCTTCAATTAAGAGTGGAACTAATTTTTCATAATCTACTGCCATATATCCACTGCTTCTTGTGGTTGTAATACCTGGAAGACCAAGTGCTTCAATTTCTTGTGCGATTACTCCTGTATGTGAACTTCCGTCAGATTTTTTAGTATAGGTGTTACCACTAATTGAGTTTACTTTTTCAAGTGCTTTTGTTATGGGTGAAATATTATCTTTTAGTCTAATGTCTGAAGAAGAGAATGCAGTTATGTCACCAGTAACTAAAAGTGGAACCTCCGTCTCAGAAGGATCACCAACTCTAACTCCAGTGTCTCTGACATCAAATTTCATTGCTCCACTATATAAAATTCTAACACCACCTTCATTATCGTAAAATACGATTCCATTATTTGTAGCCTTATTCACGATTTGATAAGAACCAGATGCTTGATCCTCTCCCTCGTTTTCAATTGCTAATTTATGATCATCTCCAACCCATTCTTGGAGAACACTATTCACTCCACCAGTATTAGTAACAACAATACCTGGCACGTTGTCATCTTCTGTGGTTACATTTAATTGACCAGTGCCATTATCACCTTTCTGAAGTGTTAATGACTGACCTGTAATTGAACTTGAAGTGATGTTTGTGGCAACAAGTCTTCCTTGATTTGCTATAAAACTTAAATTTGCATCTGTGGCAACAGTGGTCATTGTGCCTACAGTAGATTCAGTTAATACAAGTCTTTGAGTTCCAGATGCTGCTGATAATACAGATCCAACATTTTCTAAGTTTTCTCCATCTCCAAAATATTTAAGTGCTGTTACAATACCTGCGAAATTTGCCTGTCCATTTGTTTCAATGGTGACACCAGTTCCAACTGTAATTCCCTTTGCTGTTGTCTCTAATTTAGGATCATTATGATTTTCCATGTCAAACCATAATTGTACAGATCCTCCACCATTAAATTTGGCCAAGGACGGATCACCCGTATTTACATTGCGTCTGACATGAAGAGTTTCTGCATCAATGAATAATTCAGTTCCAAAATCTCTTATGACTGAGTTAGTATTGGAAGTGTGGAAAATCTGAAGATCGTTGCCATCACCTAATTGTAGTGGTGTATTATCTGGAAGATTCACTGATGATCCAGCACCAATATTAACAGTTCCAGCAATACCAACACCACCATCTACAACCAGTCCACCAGTTGTAACGTTGATTGAATCTTTTTGATCATCTGGTGGTTGAATTTTAACACTATTGAATATGTTTAATTTTTCATTAAATGTGACAGGTCCATCAAATTGTGATAGAGAAGTGTTTGATTTGCCACCCTCAACAAGAATTCTTTCCTTAACTGTGACTTCATCAAATATAACACTTAATCTAGATGGATCAGCTCCAGTAATTGTAGGCACTGGAACATCAAAATTAATTTCTTCACCTGTTGTTGCAGATTTTTTATTATTACCAATATAAAAATCACCCTTGTCATTCATACCTGTGTAAACAACAATACCAGCAGATCTCTCTTGAGATTGAGATAAAAACTCTTCTTTTTCAGTTAATGTTTTTATCTGTACTTGCGGTAAGGCAGTTGAGTAATTACCTGGACCGTAACCAAGATATTCAAATGTATGACCAGATGCCCTCAAAATTGATGGTCTATGGAATTCAATAGGAATTGGTTTAACTTTTTGAACTAATGATCCGTTATCATGTGAAGATGCTGATGACCCCAACACACCTCTGATGACTGTTAGAGTATCATCATCAGATCCACTCAAACTATTTTTCGATACTCTCATTATCTCATCATCAATTTGAAGATAAGATCCATAACTAAATCTGTTTAATATACCTGATTTATCATTTAAGAGAGTAATTCTTATAGTGTCATTTGCTGAAGAAGTAGTTGGTGCTGAAACACTGGCTGCTAATTTTGCGAACTCGTTACCTGAAATAGGGATGCCCCTCACTGATAAATTCTCTGCATCAATATCAGATGTTGCATCATTTGCAGAGTAACCATGTTTCAATACGAATCCATTAGTCAAGGTGCCATTTGATAAATCTGTTGTAGCGGTGAAAACTGTCGAACTGGTGCGGGATTTGACAATAAATGTTCCTTGATTATTATTACTACTATCATTAAATTGAAATTTATTACCCACAACTAATCCATGTGGATTTGTTGATGTGAATGTTGTTAAAGAGTTAGATGTTACGGCAGTTGATTGAACTGATGGACTCACTAAAAGAGCAAATTGATCTGTGGTAATTTCATTATCACCAGTTGTTCTTGCGATTGAAATTGCATTTCTAGATGGTACTGATAATAATCTAGCATAACTATCTGTTGTTATACCTGAACCAGTAAACTGAAATGTTAAATCACTACTAAAACCTGAAAGTAAACTTGCACCCAATCCAACATTATTCTGGTCAAATTTATCTTTAACTCTTCTTTGATCATTACCACCACCAGCACCTACAATAGCTGGATCAATGTAAAGAATTACACCGGATTGATAACCACTACCTGGATTAGTAATATCAATATTTGTTATAGAACCACCAGTGACAATAACTGAAGCTAAAGTTCCGTTCCAATTTGAATCACTTGCTGAGTTTGTATCAGTTAAAATTTTGACATTATGAAAAGTACCATTATTAAAACCAGAACTCACTGAATTTAATTTACCTGTTGAAATACCACTAAAATTATGATTTCTAGAAAATGTTATTGTTGATATTCCACTTGAAATTGGTGAAATACTTGAAATAGTTAATCCAATCCCTAAATTTGCTGTAAAAATATCATTTGTTTCACGAGTTATACTTTTTTTCAAATCATTGGTATTGACATCACCTAATGGATTCCTCAGTGCAAAAGATTTTGCTGAAAGTGGGTTATCATCAGCATTATCACGATCTAACTGCGGATATAAATCAACCACATTTTGACCGTATTTAAGATCACTGAATTCACCTGACGATGTATTTACACTATAATTAGCATTTGATGGAATTATATGATATATACCGTCTTGTTGATTCGGAACATGATTTGCAATTTTAATATTTCTATATGTGTAGATATTGGATTTTAAATCTGTTCTTTCAAATCTTGGTGATGACTTAGGACTACTTTTATCGAACGCATTAGTGACCGAAGTTGGAATAGTTCTACCTGGATTATATGTAAAAGATAGTGAATCAGGAATAGTTTCTACACTAAAACTACCATTATATCCACTATTTGCTGCTCCAACTGTGTTTGTTGTATCAGTTGTATTTTTTATAGTAATTAAATCACCTACATTTAAATTATGTGGTTCCTCTGCAGTAACACTGACAGATGATCCATCAAAAGTACAGGTTGATATGAATCTTGGATTTCTTTCAAATAGGAAATCATTCCTAGTTAACTTAGTGTCACTTGATTTTAATGTAAGATCAATGTCTGTCCTAATTCCAGTGGTGGATGATTCTTGTATTACAAAACCACTCTCTGGATTTTTTGAATTAACTATTTCTTTCGGTATAGTGACACGAAGTTTATATATTTTATCATCAATACTTCTTGTATCGTTTACTCTTTTAACAAATGACGTTAAGGTTCTGTCACCTAATCCAATAACACCATTACTACTAAGTTGTTGAAAAATTTCATTATTATCAACTGTATTAATATACCAGTTAGAATTATCAGCATCAAATTGAATTGGATGTCCAACATCCCCAGAGATTTTATCTACTACTCTACTTTTAATTTTTAAATTTTGTCCACCAATCACATTTATCTCAGATCCATCTATTGCATTTTGTAATGAAGAAGCTAATTTAAAATTTAGAGCATCTAATTTAATCACATAATACACAACATCAGTTTTTATATTTTCTGGCAAATCACCCACGTCACTGATGAGAATAACTTTTTCACCTGTTTCTAAATTATGTCCACCAGTGACATTAAATATATTATTTACAGGTGCAACTAATCTGACAACTTTTTCAGAGCTTGTAGTTCCATCAGACATCAAAATATTTGATGAATATGTTGTCCCTCCAATTTCAACAAATAAAGGATCAATTAATTTTGCACCAACTTTAAAACCTTGGGTTAAAGAAGGTGGAACATTATCAATGGCATCAAATCCGAATAAATATAATCTATCTTTATTTGAATTATTTCCTCCCCCAGTAGCTGTTGTAGTTGTTAATCCTACATTAATTGACAACCAATCTATATTATCAAGTTGGGTATCATCAATAGATTTTGGTGGAATAATATGAGTTAGGAAACTCGTATCATCAGAGGCAAAGGAGTTCTTTTTAAATCCATCAGATATTAGTGCTAATTGTCCAAAGTTAGAGTTAGAGTTAGTAATGGAAGCATCACCACCACTTTGTGCCTCAAAATGTTTATTATATCCAATCGCAAATACAGAAACTATTTGAAGAATAGCATCATTAGTGATTTTTATATGACATGTTTCCCAACCACTTCTATAAATTGCAGATGAATCAAGATGATATGCAGTATCAGGGTTTGTGGATGATGATTGTAATGCTAAATTATCACCAAAAACAGGATTCGCATCATTTCCCTCATAATCCCTATTTGATGCAATATATTTAACAAATGAACGATCATCTTTCTGTAAAGATACACCAGTAAACTGAGCAACAACCATCGAACGGAAACCAGATGCTTTGCTACCATCGGCATGAAGTCCATTCATTCCATAAACGGATCTCATTGAAATATTGAAGATATAAGGTGAAGCACCTGTTACAGTATCAGTTTCAATAACAACAGTTCCACCAGGATTTCCTGAGGGATCACCGGGTGTTTGTAACTCTAAATCAAAGTTTGGTAAAGCATAAGTAAATTTTTTATCATCCAATGGATCAACTAGAGTAACTTTAGTGGAGATATTATATGCTTGCGGTGAAACACCTCTTATCTTTATTGGTGTGTTAACAGATAATCCATGTGGTGAAGCAGTTGTAACAGTTACTTTATTTGACGGAACACCTGGTGTGTCACCTGAAACGATAGAGACAATACTAATCGGATCATCGGCAAAAGCACCAACTATTTCCCACTCAGGTCTTTGTTTAGCAAATCCCTCTTCATTTGTAGGGAATTTTTGATCAATGTCACGATTTGATGCTGCATTATACGCATTAGATATCTTTGCGTAATACATATCAAGATCAGTTAGTTGTGATCTATCATATAAGTTAACACCATCTGCATATTCAAAAATTGTTAACTTATGGTGTGAAAATACAGGTTGAACTCTAAATTCAGAGTCAAAATTACCATTATCAGTATAGACTAAACCATTTTCATCTCCGTCAAAGACACTAAATTGCCAAAAATAACAAGTACCAGTTATTCTAAAAATAGCAGTTTTAGGATCCTTTCCATATGAAGTCGTGGGATTAGGAACATATTTTGGTCTTATTCTTGTTTTTCTTAAATCTAGTCCAACAATTGATGTTCCTCTTGGAACTATGACTCCACCATGCACAGAGTTAAATTTATAAAGTATATTATTCTCTTGTTCTAAATCAAATGTTGAATCATTTGTTAAATTAAAAATATTTGCATTAGGTAATATAGCACCATTCGGTCCTGATTCTATTGCCTTAGGTACTCCTCCATCATTTAAAATACCGTATCCTGGTCGATTATCTATCACATGCTGACCAGGCATTAATAATATTGTAGTTCTCTCAATTAGATCATTATCATTTCCCTTGACATATGAAAATCTTGCAGACTCTAAAAGTGCTCTTTGTATTGTTTTAAATGGTTTGGTTAAAGAATTACCTTCGTTTGTTATACTATCAGTCGCATCAATATCACTTGGACTAACATAAAGTATTCTTCCGTCAACGTTCTTTAAAAAATTCTCTAATTTATTCAGGGGCATGGGTATCCTGACTACTTATACTATATTTTATTTATGTATGATCTGTAGACTACTTTTTTTCAGATAATTGAGCAAATTCAATTTTTTCTTCATCTAATTGATTACAAACGTCAAGTACACGAAGAAATTCATCAGGTGTATCACATTCAACAAGTCTTTGTGAACCATTTTCACTAATCAAAAGAAAAGATCGAGAAGTCATGTCCACAACTATTTTTGTTAAATAATCCTCTTTCATATAATTTTTTTCTTTATCCTACCACAGATTATAACAATGTCAATATTATTTAGGATATCATATGAGTTATAATATACTATGATGGTTCAGTTGGCCAAGTTGGATTTGCAGGATCACTCGTATTTGAAGGTAGATCTCTTAGTTGTTGTCTGTAATTTATCCATTCTGTTTTTTTCGAATCTGTAAGCACTGCATCATTCAGTTGAGTGTAGTCAGACATGAACAAAAGACTATTTCTCTGTTTTCTAAGTTGTCCCCATTGGAAAGATGGATCAGAAGTAATTGCATCATCTAGATCTTTTAATCGTTGAAGTTCGTTATTAAATGTAGTTTCTGCTTGAGAGTATATACCGATAGATGTGATACCTAAATTTGGTTTTCCATCATTATATTCAATTTCACCTGTAGATCCATTCCAACTAACAGCCCATACATCTGAAGGTATCCAAGACATATCAGATTCAATATCACTAAGAGTGGTACTACCAATACCGATTTTCTTATCTACAGTAACGATAACTAAATTTGTATTCATTGATCAATGTCTCCCTCTAATCTATCTATGGATTTTTCTATTTTTTTCATATTTATAGTGGTAGATATTCTACTTATAGTTTCATTTCTAAATGACTCTACAGCAGCACCTGTTTGTCTCTGTTGTTGTGAATTTTCAATCAATAATGTTGGTATCCAATTTACTGCACATCCCCATTCATCAATTTCCTGACCAGTTTGAGGATGAGTTCCTCTTATTTGAGTAAACCAAGAACATTTTAATCCTAAACAATCTTCACCAATTAGTGGGCAAAATTTACCTTGTTCGAGTTTCATATTAATTTTTACTTATATTGTAGCATATAATAATTTTTTGTGCATTAATCCTTTTGTGCTATTATAACATCAAGATACTTAACTGCCAAGTTAACACTTGGATTTGTAAACCCGTGACCGTGAGTTAGATCTCCAGTAGATTGTTGACTAAGTTTGGTGGTTGTCCTCCACAATTTACCACCATTTGAATTATAATTTGATATAGCATCATAATTAAAATTACCTTCGTTTGTTACATTAGACCAACTAGCTTTACCATTCGCATTAGTTAATTGGTCATCACCAGGAAAATTGTGAAAGTGAGATGCTACTTGAGAAGTTGATAAAATATGTCCACTAACTGAACCGCCTGTTGTTGCTCTAGCACTTGCAAATGCAGTTGTAAAGTTAACAGTACCACCACTACTAGCAGCTCCACTTACAACTCGCAACGCTCTCTGATTCGTATTACTTGTATCCTTCGTCCATCCAGTTGGTGCTGCTGTTTGCTGAAAAATCATACGAGTTCCAGAAGGCACTCCACCATCACTTCCAGCAGCACCATCAGCACCATCACTAACAGTTACCCATTCTCCATTGGTTCTTATCTTTACTGGCATAACAAAATCCTCCTCAAATTATTTAGTGCGTTTAAGTTCATCAATCTCATCTTTAAGTTCTTTAATTGCCTCAATAAGAAGAGGAATCAATTTATCATAACGAACTGCTTTTGTTCCATCATCTCTTGTAGTTGTAACACCTGGAAGATTAAGTACTTCAACTTCTTGTGCTATTACACCAGTATCTCCTTTTCCTGCATACTCTGATGCTGCATTCCAATTAAAAGTATTACCACTTATTGATAATACCTTATCAACTGCATTAGGAATTGGAATTATATTATCTTTTAATCTTTTATCAGAAGAATGGAATGCAGTAATATCACCACTAACATTTAAGGTACCAGTATTTGGATTTACTTGAAGTCTTCCTGCATCGTTAACCTTTAATGTGGTTGAATTCGAATTATCAGCAAAAATAAGGTTACGAAAATTATTTTCGTCTGTATTTGTAATTGTTACTTCATCATCACCACCACTACCACCTCCACTTGCAGTGGTATCAAACCACACGTCACCATCACAAACATTAGTAGTAGGTTCAGTACTTTGAATGTACTTGGCACCATAAGCATTACTTGTATCGGGTATGGTGATTGTTTTTGTTGTTGTGCCTGAAACAGTTAATATATCACCACATGTTCTTTGTACATTTCCAGTTTTTTGTTTTACATCAACATCAGTAACAGTTCCACCAGATTGTGTATTTTGAGCAGTTATTGTAAATCCATTAGAACCAGTATTATCAATTTTGATATTCGCCCCTGCCGTTATAGTAACTGGATCTTCATTAGTTGTTCCTGATTCTTTTAATATAATTTGTCCAGTACCACTTCCAAAAGAAGCACCGTCAGATCCACCACCCTCAAGATCGTAAGTTGTATTTGCTGATTGAGTATCTTGAGCGGTAATTCTAAATCCACTCGTACCTGTGGAATCAATTTTGATATTATCCCCTGCCGTTATAGTAACTTCATCAGTGCTTCCAGAACTCGGTACTAATTTAACTTTTCCCGTTCCAGTTCCAAACGATTGACCATCTTGTCCACCACCCTCAAGATCGTAGGTTGTATTAGATCCTGCTGATGATCCATTAAGAGTAAGTTTATTACCATTACTATCTCTGGTTACTGAAATTCCACCACTACCCACGATTTGAACTGAGGAATCAGTGCCAGTTCCAGAAGCATCTAAAAATAAATATGGATCACTATTAGTTCCAGTAGATCCACCATCAGAATCTTTTGTACATTTTAATTCATAGGTAGTATCACTTCCAGAATCAGCACTTATTGTGAATCCAGAAGTGCTGGTAGTATCAATTTTTACATTAGTTCCTGCTGTTATCGTAACAGTATCTTGAAGTGTAGAATTTTTCAATAACTCAAGTTTCCCAGTACCACTTCCAAAAGCAGCACCGTTAGATCCACCACCCTGAAGCACGTAAGCAGCACCTACACCTGAACTATTTGCAAATGTCAATCCATTTTCATTGCTATTGACAACAACAACTTGACCACTAGTAGCACTAGTATAATTAGCAGGAGTATCTTTTAAATCAGTAAAATTAATATCCAATCCAGTGTTACCCTCAATTTTACTCCATGACCATCCCGAATTACCATCAGCTTTCAAATAATAATTTGCAGTTCCACTATCATTATTTGGAGTGATAATTGTTGATGGTTTTATACTGGGAACAACAAGTAATGAAGAAGAAGGAGTGTATTTTAATTCTGTATGACCTTTTAAATCTTGAAAACTTCCATCGTTTGTAGGATCTGTAGAAACAAATGTCAAGTATTGTTCTCCGGTTCCATCTTCTTGTGTAACTTTTATTTGATTTGCATCATCCGAAACACCAGTTACTGCACCAACGAATTCTCTAGCATAAATTTTTCTCCACTGAGCACCTGATGCTCCAATATCCTTACCATTAGCGTCATCAGTAGATGCTGCATTAGTAGAAGGTGTTATGTTAGTATCAACATCACCTACCATCGAAATAGTATCTAAATTTGAATCACCTAAATCAACATTACCTTTCAAAGTAGAATTTTTTGTAACAGTTAAATCCTCACTTACTGTGAGATCTTTCGTAACTGTCAAATTACCAGTTGCAGTAACATTTTCTGTGTTTAATTTTATTTTATCATCACTATCATTCTTAGCTGCAATTTCTAATGTTGTTGTTTCGTTTCCAGATTCAAGATAATAACGAATATATGCCTTATCACCCGAACCAGAACCATGAAAATTATCTAACCATTGTATACCGGCAGCGTTATTGTTTCCAAATTTAGGTTGTATTACATTGTTTGCTACTATCTTATCCTCAAAGGTTGAAATACCAGCATTTACAACTAATCCTCCATTAGTAATTCTTACACCAGTCTGTGCTGTAACTATACCAACAGCATCTATGTTCGTTACATCATCATAAGTTAAAGTGCCATTTATCTCTAGGTTACCATTAACATATAATTTTTGACCGTCCCAAGTAAAATCTGAAGAACCCTCTAATTTTCCAACATTACCAGAGATAAAGACGACTTCATTATTTGCGAGATCTCTTACTTTTGCAGTGCCAGTATCTAATTCACCTGAAATATAAACACCGGTAGAAGTTGTTTTTAACCGCTCACCTCCATTGTGATGAAGAGAAACAAGATCGTCTTTCTTTATAAGAATAGCATCTTTACCATTCTTTTGAATATAAAAATCAGCACTACTATCTTCTTCAATATATGAACTGTTATTATTGCTACTGTGATAAATTTTCAGATCCGGATTGGTAGATGATGTACTACCGAAAGTTAGTTTTGCATTGTCTGTAAACTTTAATGAATCTTGTGCTTTTGTCCATGTTACATCATAATTAGCACCTGTAAATTTGACATTATCTTGGAATGTAGATACCCCAGTAACATTTAAATGCTTTATTGTAGCAATACCAGTTACATCTAGAGTTACGGTCTCAAATCTTGATTGTTGTTTATCTACTGTTGCAACAATCGTTTCAGCATAGATGGTACCCCACTTATTATCGTTAGTACCAATATCTTGATTAGCCCCACCACGAAGTAAGTCACCATCCTTGTTGATTGTAACTCTTTTACTACCATTTACGTAGAAATCAATTGGAGTATTTGAACCAGAGGCACTTATTTCAAATGCTTGATCAGCACCACTTAATTGACCTGTAAGAGTTCCATTATAATTAATATCAAGATTGGTTTTATTATCACTTCCTCTATCAAACTCTGCTACTGGATTTGAATCTCCTTTGAATTCAACCTTACCTGATGAATTGATGAGAACCTTTTCTGATATTGATGTATTACCACCAGTTGAAAATGACAATCCATTACTTGCAGCTGAAATACGACAGTCAGCATCCTCTGCGTATGTTGTCTTAAAGTCGATGAAGGAATCATTATTTCCACGATTTAATTCGATTGTCCCACCATGAAGAATTGTAAAATCTTCTGTGCCTGGTGCTTTTGCTACAATATCTCCAGTTACTGATGTAACACCCACCACAGCTAATTCTACGGATGGTGTTTCACTTTTTATACCAACATTTTCATCAAAAAATGTTTTTCCTCTAAAAGTTGATAAACCAGATTCAACTGAAATTCCATTATTAAATGTAGATAATCCTATAAATGTTGAAATACCAGTTACTAATAAATTTTTTGTTTCGACTTGTTGTTCTAAAATAACATCGTCAACTTTAAGTTCTGTTGCATAGATGATTCCCCATTTTGCAGTTGAAGAACCAATATCTTGATCAGTACCACCAGGAAGTAAGTCACCATCCTTGTTGATGCTAAGTACTTCTTTACTTGCAGCACCACCGCTCCTTGTTCTAAAAATTAAATCAGCAGTGTTAGTATTAGTTTTCTTACAGTTTATAGTAAATTGTCCACTACTACTCTCACCTGCTTGAAGCAGAATTCCAATTTCAGGATTGCTACCTGAATTTTTATTATCAAGATTTAATCCTATAAAATCATTATTTGTCGTGTTAGATATATTTTTACTTGATGCCCATGCAGTTGAAGTATTGATTCCTACTGACAGTTGATGAATCGGATTATCTTCGTTAATCCCAACATGTCCAGATGATTTGATGAAAAGTCTGTCTTGACTATTCACATTAAAGATTAAACTATCATTATTATGTTCATAATTAATAGAGCCAATTTCAGTTGCATCGACATCACTAAATGTAAGGTATGAATTTCCAGACGATGTACCTGCTTTAATATCTACCTTTGCCCATGATCCACCACCTTGATCAGTTGTTCTTTCAAATCTAGCTATGGTTGCTATAGGACTTTTTACATGTAGTTTATATAAACCAGGATTGGTGGTTCCGATACCCAAATTACCATCACTACTAAATCTTGCTATCTCTGATGTTCCTTGTCCAAATGCGATTGGTTCATTTTGAAATGTCCTAATAGTCCAAAGTGGATTATCTTCGTTTTGATTTCTAACATTTATATTGAACCCACCATAACCACTTTTTGTTGTAACACTAAGTACATCTTCAGCATCAACAAAATTACCTCCAGAAAAAAGGTAAGGTTCTTCTCCACCACTAACAACTTGAAATCTTTTTTCAAAACCACCATCAAAAGGATCAAATGGATTTGTAGTTCCGATACCAACTTTATCTTCAAAGTACGCTAATTGTTGAAATGTTGAAAATCCAGTTACCTTTAAATTTTCTATGGTACTCTCATCAACTGAAATTTTGTCAGTGCCTATAATTTCTTTAATATATAATTTTTGCCATGATTTTCCACTCGCACCTAAATCAAAAGTCTCTGCACTCGGTGTTAAATTAGATTCGACATCTTGACCTACCTTCAGGTTACCAGTCATTGATGTTATACCAATAACTGATACACCAACTCCTGTTGTCTTTATTCTTTCTTCACTATTAAAATATAAAATAACTTGGTTTTTCAAGTCAGCACCACCACTCTTCATTCTTATTAATGGTCTCCAATCTGCATCAAAGAATTGAAAAGCTCCTGGTCCACCTCCATGATTTGATTTAAATACTAATGGACCTTGTCCTGCATCTTCAATTAATGAAGCTCTGTCTGAACCACTTGTCACTGCGTTTCCATCACCGGCAAGTTGACTTGCAAGACTAGTAGTATGTGATATTTGAAAATCATTATTATCACCTAAAATAATTTTTTTATCATCAGGAATAAAAATTGAGTCTCCAAAACCAACAGTCGCACCAGTAGATACAAGAACATTATCTCTAAATGTTGTTATACCAGATTCTACTGAAATTCCATTATTAAATGTAGATAATCCTATGAATGTTGAAATACCGGATATGAAAACACTGTTAGCATTAACATTATCAAGTGAGATATCATCATTAACATACAAATCACCCCCAATGTAAAAGTCTCCTCCAGTAGTTGTAATACCTCCATTTGATGCAAGAGTTGTAACACCAGCAACATTAAAATTAATACCTACATTTAAACTTTTTTCAATACCAACTCCACCCTGAGTTATTACAGATCCACTATCTTTTGAATTTGAATCATCATCATTGTCTACAAATAATACATCATTTGCTGTTATAGTGGTGGTTGCTGATTCTAAGATTAAATTTCCTGCAAGTGATTCAATTTTATTATCAGTTATTTTTACATTATCAACTTCTAAATGTGAAAATGTACTAACACCTGCAACAAAGACATTTTTAGCTGTTGTAAATCCCGTAACATCTAACAAATCAGTGACAGTTGCAAAACCAACATCAAGTTGCTCTGAATCTATAAAATTAGAATCAAGTTCTCCCATCGTTGCGATACCGGAGACATCAATATGAACAAAATTATTATCTATAGTTGTAATTTTATCTGCTTGTATTTCTTGTGTTGCAGTAAATATTCCTGTTACAATCGCACCCGTCTCTGCAGTTTGAAATTTTGTATTTCCTGAATAATTAAGTAAAACTGAACCATTTTCAGCAGCTTGAAGATAATATTGACTCATGCCACTATTAGATAGTACAAGTGAATCTCCAGCTAGAAATAAACTCCCTGTTGTTGATGTATGATCTATTTTTGAGTGTGTGCCATCAAAAAATATTTCTAATTCTTTAGATAAATCAGTACCAAATTTTGCTTTTGCATTATCTTCAAATTCTAAAGCATTTTCGGATATATCCCATTCAGCATTATAATTTGCTCCTTTAAATCGTACATCTGTCTCAAAATCAAATCCACCTTGCTCTATGGAGGCAGTAAAAATTCCCGCAAGTCTTAAATCTGAAAAAGATGCTATCCCAACAACATCAAGTAATACTCTAGGTTGAGTGCTACCAATTCCAACTCTCTCATCTGTTTCAACATATACAAAATTAGATGCACCATCAACTAATCCAGTATTATCATGAAACTGAACATTATTAAATGTTCCTCCTGCTCCAGTTGGAACAGTTGCTGCATTAGCATACTCTAAACCACCAGCTGCACTTACAATTAATAATTGTCCCTGATTTCCACTATTATTAAGTGAATCTATGAATGAATTTTCTAAACGAAAATCACCTTTAACATGAAGATTATGTGTTGGAGATGATGTGCCTATACCTACTGATGCTACTCCAACAGTAGAATTATCATAATTGAATAAAGTTGATCCACCAAAGTCACCATTGTTATTGAAAATAATTTGACCATCACTTCCTGGTGGTGCTACTGTTAATGTAACTGCAATACCAGGATTATCGAGTCCTGTTCTATTACCCTCCGCAGTTATAATATTTCCTTTAATGTTTAATTGAGTTGTGCTACTCGGACCACCAACTATTGTTCCTTCATCAAAAACACTTATAGCACCAGGTATTAGACCTCCCTCTACAGGAACCCAAAATCTTTCACCTGGTCTACCAGGAATTGAAACTATTTGTAATCTTTGACCAACAGGAATATTTGGCGAACCAGATGCACTCGGTGGATCACCTAAATTAGGTTCTGCTTGTTCTAAACCAAGATATTGATATCTATCAGTGCTTAGATAAGCTTGACCAGTTCTTTTAACTCTTCCACTTAAATACTTTGGCATATTATGTCGCAGTGCTATTTTCTAAAATACTACATATGAATTCCATTTGTAGAGGTCCGACTAATCCACCTGTAGTTGTCAATCCCACAAATACAGTAAAAGTATTTGCAATTCCGACAAATGTTGTAACACCTAAAAGACCATTATTTAATTCTGAATTAGATTTAGATGCAGGATCTGTTGATCTTGGATATGATTTTTCTTGAAAATAATTATCTTGAGAACATTTAAATATGAGAGAGTTATTATCAAATTCAATTTGATCACCAGTGGTTAAATTATGAGGAGAAGCAGTTGTCACAGACAAAATTCCAGTATTTGAAGTATACGTTGTTCCTCTTATAGGAGTAATTTTATCATTTATTTGATTTCCTGTTTTTACAGTAATCGAATCTGGTAATGATCGAATAAAACGATGTTCGGATGCTTTAAATGTGTGAGGTAAATTGTTTACAATACCAGTGTTTGTTTCAAAGGTTTTTATTCCTACTACCCTTTCAACAAAAAATGACCTTTGTGGTGCAGGGAAAAGAGAACTTGTAATTCCTGAAGTTGATGGGCAATCAAAACATATACCTGCCATGGTAATTTCTTGACCAGCACTTAAACCATGAGGATACCATGTGGTGACAGTGGTTAAACCTGTATTATTATCATATTGCACATCATTTATTGTTGATATTCCCGTCTGTACTCCTGAAATCACGATTGAATCTGAAACGATTGCAGTTCTTTCCAAAACTAATCTACCATCTATCAGAATGAGTGCATCATTTGGTGGAACCTCAACATCTCGAACGATTCTATTATTTCTTAAATTACCTGCCGTGCTTGTTGCAACACTTTTTCTTCGATGAGAAAAAGTAACAGTTGGAAAAGTTACCCCAATACCAACATTAGATACCTGAGCGTATAAGATAATCGCAGAGGTTCCAACATTTGCCTCAAAGAGAGTCTGTTCGCCTGGTGCGACTGGAACTGCGATTGTTAAAAATTTATTTAGTGGTGCTACTGCCATTTATCTCAATGCTAATATTAATGGTGTTACTTCTGCCTGAATAGCTCTTGCAAAGTCTCTTCCCCGAATCGTTGAAGTCGTTTGATCAATTTGAATTCCTTCTCCTATATCAAAATTACCTTTTTGATCGGTTGATGTGAATGGAATTTGTGCTCCACCAGTAGAAACAACCTCATTTGCCTTTATGGGTATTGCACCTTGCAAAGGTGTCGCTATATTTATATCTGTACCTGTACCTACATATTCAAATGAATGTGAACTTGTCAAGATACGACTTATTCTTTGAAGAGAAAAAGGATCATTATCAAAAATTTCATAAGGTATAAATTCATTAAAAGTAATGGTTGTAAGACCAGTGTTTGTTGGAGGAGTGGCAGATTCAACAGTAAAAAATATTGGTTCAGTCACGGCAGTTGCTAAACCGGTGTTACCCTCTATGTCAACAAGTAAAGTTTGAGAAGGCAGATAATTCCTTCCCTGTGCAACCACATTTACACTTTCAATAGTTCCTGCAGCACTAACGTTGGCAGTTGCTTCAGCAATAATACCTTGCGGTCCTTTAGGAGTTGTTGTGCCATCAGCATCTCTAATTAAAATGTTAGGAGGATCAATTGCACTATAACCCGAAACATCGACTCCTGGTATTATCTTAATTTCTGACAATCTCTCTAATGGTGCAGTGATTCTACCAGTCCCCGACACATCTGGATAATTATCTAAATCAATTTGAAAGAATAATGCTTGCCCGTCAAATGGTCTTCTAGGATTATCATTTAAATCAAAAACAGAATCACAAACTATTGTATCAGTATCTGGAGTATTACTTGCAATTGTAAGACCAGCAGGATTCACATTTGTTGCGACACCTGTAAACTGTGTTGATCCAAGTCCAACTGCCACTAAACCAAAGTTACCAAATGATGAATTTGAGTTAGTTAAATCACATTGTGCTCCAGTCGATGCATAAATTGCAATATCTGTGTTAATCGTAAATATGGAAACTAATTGTGCATATGCATCATTTGTAAGTGAGACTCCGATACCATTTTCATTGTATTGAGTAAATGAATCACAAACCATAGATTTTAAGTCAGCACCCACCGAAGATGCCGTGGCATCATTACCATCTATTCTCATTCCAATACTTCCAGTCATGAAGTTAGTGCAGTTTCTTACATATGGTGATCTCCATCTTCCACTTGGACCCTCAGTAGCAGGTCCAGGTGCGGTGTATCCTGATACTGCACTACTTGATCCAGCAGGTGGAGGAAAAGCAACACATGCAGAATTTGTATGATCAATACCAACGTTTGTTCCACCAAAGTTTAAATTTTCAATCAAACATCCTCTTCTCACATGAAAAATATCTTTGTTAGGATTACCTGCTTGAATAATAACTAATCTTAAATCCTCTCCTGTCACTGTAACATCTGTTCTTAAACCAATTGGATTATTCTCAATGTAAATACCAGGTCTTACTTTTATCGTATCAGTTTCTACTGCTATGGCCGCTGCACCTCCAATTGTTGCTTTTGCATCACCTTCTAACAATCCACTATTCGTATCACATCCATTTTTTGACACCCATATAGTTCTTTTTGTTTGAACTCCTGATGGTCTCCAAGAAACTCCAGTGCCCACTGAAGAAAGTCTATAATCAGTTTTGCAAACACCTACGGCATTTGAAAATCCAACATCATCGTTTATATCTTTTACAGCACCATCTAAATCAACAGTATTGCTAAATGTTGCGACACCAGTAACGACTAAATCATCAAGATCAGAGAGACCATCTACAATTAAATTATTATCAACAGATACATTATTTCCTATATTTAAATCAGAATTAATTCCAACACCACCCCTAAAAACAACTGAACCTGTATCTTTATCAGTGCTTTCAGTAGTATTGAAGAATGTGGATACTCCAACAACCTCTAATTTACCTTGTATATTTGTATCTCCCGTATTTGATTCAATGGTGAACTTAGTAGATTCATCAGCATTTTGAACTTTAAAACTCTTTCCATCTGCAATCAATGTAACATCATCACGGAAAGTAGCGGATCCATCGACATTTAATTGAGTATTAAAATCAACATTACCTTGTACAAATAATTTTTTAGCTATTCCAACTCCACCCTTCACAATAAAGGGTGCATTATTGAAACTGACTGCCTCTGTTGCATCCTGAAAAGATACAATTCCAACAACCTCTAAAGATGAGTTTAATGTAGTAGCACCTTCTACTTTCAAGGTATCTTCAAACTCTACATTATTGGTAACACGAAGATTGCCATCTATATCTAAATCAAATGTTGGATTATTCTGTTTAATACCAACCTTTGTCATTCTATAGATGAAAGAAGTAGCACCCTGCCCTTCTTCATGTCCCCATAAATCAGTTGAAAATATTGTCGCAACACCTGTTGGATTTAATGGATCTCTCGCAGTGACAAGAGTATTATCAGTGCCAAGACCAAGACTATTTGTATGAACAAAATTTATAATCGTAAATGATTGTCCAGCACCAACTTGGCCACCTTGACCTGGTACTGGCACAAATACCGACTCATCCATGAGGAATATACCCTCAGAGAAGTTAGGTTCAATTGATACCCATGTTATACCATTCACATCTTTGCTTAAGAAATTACCCGGATCACCATCAAGGTTTCTTGAGTCATATATTTCTCTCTCTATTCTAACATTATCAGTTGTATGGACACTTTGTGTGGGTTGAGTTGTTCCAATACCGATAGATTGACCAGCACTAACAGTTCCGGGAGTGTTATTAATAATAACTGTACCATCAATGTGAAGTTTTTGAAGAGGGACAGTTATACCTATACCCACACTTTGAAAAGCTGCTGTGGTTACACCTGTAAAACCAATATATTTACCAGTTACGTTTAAATGACCATAATATTGTTCTGTGACATTCCCTCCAAAATCAGTTATCATATTTACAGAAGGAATAAATGAAACAGCATCCTTAAGTGAATCACCTGTTTCATCATGAATTAAGTCACCATCTAAGTCATCAGGTGTGAATGCTCTTTGTATTCCAAAGTCTATTCCCTTTCTTGCAGTTACAATTCCTAAAAAATCTGATTCACCTAAAACATCTAAATCATTCCTAACTAATACATTATTAACACTTAGATCCCCATTAATATCAAGTTTTTCAACATCAATTGTTCCATTTTCTCCAAACAAGATGGATCCTCTGATGTCAGTATCCTTAAGAAATACTACATCTTCATTGAATTGAGCTTTATTGCCTGTGACTGTGATATTTTCTGACATTATACTGGAAAATTAAAACCTGATGGAAGATTTAGATTACTAGGTAATGATTGAGTGGCTGATTGTAATTGATTAGTCAGTCCTCCCACATCTATATTAGAAAGTTGACTTTGAATGTCGGATATTGGTAGATTTTCTGTAATATTTGCTAAATCACCAATTCCAGATAGTGCACCGATATCAGGATTAGCTAAAAAATCATTTCCAACTTTAGTAGGTGAGAATACTCTTTGTATGAAATTACCACTTGTTTTTTCTATAACATTACCAAGCAATCCTTTAGCATCTACCTTATTTGCATTTAATAATATTCTTGCACCCGCATTTAAATTTATATTACGACCTGCTTTTAAATCAATATCAGAATCAGCTTGAATCTCAATACTACTTCCTTTTATTCTAACTCTACCATTTTCATTTGCTGTTATTGTAATATCACCTTTCTTTGTACTAATTTGTATGTCTACTCCACCTGATTGTCTATTTAATCCACCTATCATTTCTATCTTTCCATCATTATGAATATGGTAAGTTCCACTCTCACTTAAAGCGCATAATTGTTGCTCTTTGTTATCAGTGACTGCGTATAACATATACACTACAGAACCACCATCACCCATTTGAGGATTTGCAGTATCAATTCTAAATTTGGGACCAAAAGAAATAACGTCTCTTCCTTCCCAATTTTCATTTGGTCTAGTCATTAGTATCCTCCATATCCACCACCACCTGAAGGTGGATCACTTGGTGGTGGTGTGCTTGGTGGTGTGCTTGGTGGTGTATTATCCACTACAGGTGCACTAGGTGTTGTGTCAGTTGTCACAGTTGGAGTTGTAGTCACGTTTGTGGTTGCTGTCATATTCATATTTAATACTATATTTAAACTTTCTTGTGGTGTATCATAAATTACTTGATCACCATCGGAGTGAGATACTCCAGTCATTTTTTTACCATCTGGCATAACATGGTAATCACCATAATATGGTTGACCATTTATGAAACCAACAACGAAATTAGTTTCAGGTCCTACACAATCAATAACCTGAATAATCTCACCCTGAGGATCAACCGATAATTCCTTAATAATGGGTTTTATTAAGGCACCACTACCTGTTGATGATTCAATGACAATATTAGGTTTATTAGTAATTGCAATATTATTTATCGGTTGAACTGAAACTATTCTACCATCACCTATAGTAACATTATACTCCACCCCATTACTATCAATCGCAGTCGCATCCTCGTATCCTGAACCTGAATTTGCCACAATAGTATCGACAACTCCAACAGGAGTATTATCAGATGTTATGACATCAGATGCATCATTTCCAACTGGATAATTTTCACCTTCAGAAATAATATCTACACTTGTAATCTGACCAAAAGTTGCTGAATTAGGATTAGAATCAATATTTGCTCTTGCGATAGCACCATATCCTAGTTCACATGGATCACTAATACTCACTAGAGGAGGTTTAACAAGATAACCAGCTCCTGGATCAGTTATTTCAATACCAATAATACTAGCAGTTCTGCTTACATCAGCGGTAACTTGTGATAAACCAGGTGTATTTTCTACAAATTCTCCTAATATAAGTTTACCTAGTCCACCCTCACCGTCACCACCAAAAAACGTAACACTGGGGGAGTCACAAAAAGATGGTTCGGCACATGCAGGATTTGGAAAAGATGGGGTTCCCGATGAAACTGAGTTAAATGCATCTGTGACATTACTTATTGTGTTCAATAAATTTGGCACTGGAAGTGATCCAGATCCTACTTTTTGTTTTTTTACTTTACCAACGCATTTTGATTTATTCTGATTACAATCAAATAAACCACCAATTGATGTAAACATGTCTGCAGAACTTAATAGAGCATCCTGAACTTTGAAAGATCCAGGTAAAATACTACTTAATCCACTTAAGGGTGCAGCTAAGTCAGATGAAATTTGATTTGATATTTCATTTAACAAACCACCTGTAAATTGCTCTGCAACACAATCCCCAGCTACCATTGAGTCCGCTAAAAACTTTCCTAATAATCCACGTATTGTTGAAGATAATCCTGATTGAATTTTACCCGGTAAACAATCTAATCCAGATTGTAAATTTTTTATCGGACCAACCATTGCTTTTTGTGCTGCAATACCTGCTAATTCGGATTTTGTTACCGCAAAAACTGTGGCATATAAAGATTCCAATCCACCTGTCAAACGAGGAATCATATTGCTGTACAATTTATTCATCATATTATTAACTAAACCATTTGATATTGTTTCTATACTTTGAGTGGCAGAGGCAATATCAGTGAATAAATTAGTCGAGGTAGCAACACTTGATGATAGATTAGTTAACACACTTGATATGCTATTTAAAATACTATCATCACATGTATCTGCTGCAACCTCCACAGATCCAAAACCTTTAGATGCACTTATTTCATCACCAGTTGCCTTTCTTAAAACTGGTGATTTTAAAGAATTTCTATTCGATTCATTTGATTCACCTTTGTCTAATGTTCCATCACCTGTAGGAACATTTTTTGAGAATGCAGTTGATGGAGCAAATCCATCTTCAGGGTCTGGTGCATCTTGCGATACGTCATTAGTTCTTCCAAGTGCTCCCATGATAACAGGCACTTGTGCGTTATTTCCATCAATAAAAAATCCTACTACTGAGTCACCCGGACGATATCTAACACTTTGACCTTTATTTGCACCACCAGTTCCTGCCGTTGCAGGGAGAAGAGCAATTGCCCATGGTAAATCAATATCCTTCAACTCACTTTTACTACGAGGATGATATCCAATTATTCTAACTTTAAATCTATTTCCCCATCCATCACCAGTTACTTGTTTACCTTGAGATTCAATGGGTGCGATTTTACCTATCCACCAAGTAAATCCATCTTGACCTATAAAGTTAGTTTTAAAAAATGAATCCTGTAACATATTATCTCCC